AGTTGTCCTATCCAGTCTATGAGTTGCATAATAGCATCTACAACGAGGTTGATGCCTTTAGCAAGACCTTCCATGAACGCCTGACCGTCTGTAGATTCAAACCATTCAAGCAACTGCCAAGCCTTCTCGTTGATTTTAGCAAGAGCATTGTCACCTTGCGACATTAGCTTCAGCCATCTCTTCCAGACATTGACGATACCTGCAACAGCCTGACCGAACTGCTTCGGAGATTTGTCAAATGTCTCATTGACATAAGTATCCATCTCTTTGAAAGCAGCTATAACTCTCTCCGCTGTGAGTTCACCTTCTGCACCGAGTGCTTTAAGGTCACCCATTGTGATTCCGATGAATTTTTCAGGTAGTGCTCCTCGTTCTGCCAGGCTGGACAGGCCTCGAGCAAGAACATCTGTTAAACCAGGAGCCTGCTCACGAATAGCACGAAGCTCGTCGCCCTGTAATGTTCCGGACGCAAGAGCCTGTGACAGCTGAAGCAATGCTCTTTGAGATTCTCCAGAAGAAGAACCACCTAAGAACGATGCTTTATTCAGCAATTCTGCGAGGTTTATCGCCTCTGCACCGCTACCGTTTGTAGCACCCGATACCAAGATACGAGATGCCAGGCTGGCTGTACTAGCAAGGTCTGAACGAGAACGCTGCGCTGCAAGATAAGTTGCATCAAACAGCTGGTCTCCCGAAAGAGCAGTGGTGTCGTAAGTATCCAAACGATACTGAATTGCGTTCATGGTATCAGGAATTTCCATGATATCAGATAGTGTATTTGCTATATTCTTCAGCAAGTATAAGCCCGCAGCAAGATTACTAAGATTGAAACCTCCTGAACCCATCCTCGACATATTAGTCGATACCTTGCCGGTAGAGGCAGCGAGTTTTCCTGCTGCCTTATCTGCTCGGCTCAGATTATTCTGCATACGAATGAGTTCATTGTTTGCTCGTTTGATATCTCTTTCTGCGGTTCTATATGCCCTGCTTTGCACACCCTTATTAGCTTGACGGTCCAGATTTCTCATGACCCTGAGTGTGCTATCCATCGACTTAATGATGGAACGAAAAACAGGGGTCATTCGGTCCTGTAAGCTAATAGAGTTTCTAATAGTTGCCATTACCGATGACCCCCTCTCCTATGACTCCTCTGGGATTTGAGTTTACGCTGCTGTTTTTCTTCTTCACGCAGCTTCTCATCAATGAAGGCATACATTAGAGCTCTATCTTGCGGAGGAAGGAAGGCAAACTCGGACGGCTTCCAATGAAGCTTCATTACTGCATAAAAGCAGTACCAAGTGTCGCCGTCCTTCTCCGCCATTAGTTTTTTACTTCTTCCATCTCCTCTTCGATATCTCTGTCAAATCCGGACAAACGAAGTATTCTTTCAGCAAGGTCTGTAATCTCGCCGGCAAGCAGAGTCTTATAGATAGCGGAAGTTGCATCTGCGACACCGAGTTCCTTCAGCCACTCAGGGTCCTTGAAGTTCGGCTCAACTACGCAGTTAGCAACGATAAGCTCATTGAACTTCTTGATGTTGAATCTACGTTTCTTAGGACTGTTCGGATTTTCAATGCAAAGAGCCTGAAAATCGTTATATTGGTTACCCGTCAGGGCCTTAATTTTGAACTTAAAGTCCTTAAGGCGTCCACCGAGGGTTACTTCCTCGATAAAATTGTCGACGGAGTTTTTGGTCAAAAACTGTTGAAGTGCATTCATGGTATTATTTCCTCCTTTTCTAAATTAGAGCGAACCGAGTGTAGGTGCTACGAACGAATCGAGTATATCCACATCGTCGAATGTGAAGTCCAGGTCTTCGTCCATGACATCGCTCTCAACATCGAACTTAGCAAGAATAACGGAGTCGAGAGAGCAATTCTTCAGAACTGTGGTCTGAGGACCTATGGAACTTGCCGGGTCGTTGTTGGTGACCATGATATCGAAGTAAACAGGAACACCGGTCTTGATGTACTGCAAAGCCATATTCCTGAAAAGGGAGGTGACATAATACACCTTCATTTTGCCAGAACCTGACCAGCCGTTAGGCTTATGCTGAGCACCTCGTTTGCCTAGAGTCTTGACATCAGTCTTTTCGATTTCACAAGTAGCTTCCAGATTCTTACCGAAGAACATATCTTCGATAGAAGAAGTCCCGTCAGCGTTCTTGATGGTCATCTTTGCGACTGCTTCCTGACCGGAAATAGTATCTCCAGCTTTCAAATAACTCATTTATCTCACGCTCCTTTCTTAAGCGTCCACATTAACAGTCATGTAGAGTTTCTCCATGCTGTCAACAGGCTGAACAAGCAGGTCAACGACAACGCTGTCCACATCATTACCTGGAAGAACAGTAATATCAGAAGTTCCTTCGAAGTTGCGTATTGCTCCTATGCTCTGAAGCTGGTCCATCATCGAAATCAACTCTGTCTTATACAGGTTTCTTCCGACATCGTTATTGTCTATTTTACCGCAATAGTTTCTATTGAAAACAAGTGCGGTCTTATTACCGATTTCATCCAAGCAACGAACAACACGGTTCTTGGAGAAAGCATAGTTCTTGTCTACAGTGAAGGAGTGAAGGGAGTTGATATCCTTTTCTACGCATACCACGCCGTCCTGACGATAGGAAAGCAAGAACTTACCTGCCTTGAGTGCATCTTCGATGTCCTCTTCAGCAATCGGATTGATAATGGAAAGTGCATCCTGAACAACTCGAGCAGTATTGCTCTCATTGACATTAGCACCTGCTGTGATGCTTGCTACATACAACGGGAACAGGTCTACGGTAACCGAGTCCTGAGCCGTCTTGAAGCCCTGGTCAACACTAATGATACCTTCGTAGTCAGCTTCAGGATAATTGTAAACAACTGCCTGAACCTTCTTGCCTCTGGTATCTCTGAGCAACTTGATGAACTCAGTAACCTGAGCACCAACTGCTTCCGATGTGTTGATTGCCATGCACTGCCAATGCTCGCCTTCTATAGCAGAGAAATAAGCAGGATAAATCGTCTCGCCATTAACTGTACCATTGGTACCGCCCGACAGAACTGCACCGGCAGTTACCGGAATTTCAGTAGACGAAGGAGATGTAGGGACAATGAAGTCTACCCACTCAGATTCGATATCACTGAAATCAGCAAGTTCGGATACGACGAAAGACTCCTGCTGAACGAGCTTGAAAAGAATGTCTACGGTGTACTGACCCGCCTGAGGCTTGTCTGCTGTGATAACGATTGAAATGCTGTTACCTGTAGTGCCTGCATGCTTGGCGTTAGCAGTAAGTACGTCCGTTGAGATGACATTCGTTGCTTTAGTACCTCCAGTATCCGCCCTAAAGAGCAGAGCCTTGTAGCTGCCCGCGAGAGCCAAGCGATACGGAAGGGATTCGTCTGTGTCACGAGCGGTACAACCCACTTTGGCAAGACTCTTGCCATTCAGCAAATCCTCTCCATAGAGAGTAATGAGCTGACCGGCAGGACCCCAGGTCATCGGAAGACAAGCAGTCATGACGCCTCTGTCACCGATAGTGCCTTCGGGTTTCGGAACGGCTACGAAGTTGATATACGCACCCGGTCTCTGTTTATTTTGAACTGTCCAAGTTCCACCTGCTGGCATTTTTATCACCCTTTCTAAAATTATTTGATGTGGTCACCGTACAACAGAGTTTCCATATCAGGTATAGGTTCTTCTACATGAATTACCTTATATGCGTATCTCGTGATTACATGAAGTACATTGTCCTCCACTTTCCACTCGATGCCGCGACTCTTAACGGATTGTCCGCTAACGGTGATGATGTTTAAGGCTTCGAGCATTTTAGTTGCTGTTGCTCTGGCCCAGGTCTGGATATTTGTCTGAGTATCCTCTGGATGAACTCTGACATCTATCATGAAATTGTGTTCTGCCCTTCCTCTCATCTCATTCAAGTGCTCTGCATTTATCTGATGAATGAATGCGTATGGCTTCTTGATGTTCTGAAGAGGAGTATCTTTATAGATAGCTTTGAGTTCTGTTGTTGTGAATGCTGCTCTAATATTGATAGCAACACCGCTGACAACTTCCTCTCCTGTCAATACTGCCATTTACATCACCCCCAGTCCTAACAGAAATTGCCTGAATGCAGAATCGAATCTGGCAGGCATTGAGCGTTCTATTTGGTCTAAGGTTACTGTCATCATGAAGTAACCCGGAACCCAGTCGGCGCTACCTTCTGCTGCTCCCGATTTGTACGGTTTTGCGTGCCCATACTCTACAAAGGTAGCATAGTACATTGTATTGACGAACCAGCAGTTTAGAGTATTACCACTTCGGGTTATTCCGTTTAACTGCCAGTGATTTCTTAAATCTCCAGTATCTACCGGAGTTCTTGGTTTGACTCCAGCTATGAACCGCATACCCTCTTTTAGGAGGAAAGCATTAAGCCAGGAGTCGAATTGCTGATACATCTTGTTGAAGCTGTTCCTGTATCTCAAGAAACTGCTATAATCAAATCCGCTTCCGCTCATTTTAAGCACTCTCCTTTATCAGGAACAATGCCTCCTTATGAGTAGGATAGATAGAGGGTAACCCGATTTGCCCTGAAAATGTGGCCATGATGTTTCCATCATCGTCAAATCTACGAACTGTAATATAGTCCCCTGCTTGGATATCTGCTGTCGTCTTGCAAAAGATTTTCGGCGTAATCTTTACAGGGTTGTCGTCGACTTCTCCATCTTTTGGGCTTTCTTCTGACACAAACGAGATTCTACAGTTGACATCTACATATAATGGATTGTCAGGAAGCTTGGTTTCTGTTGTGCCGTCCGAGTTGGTAACTTCAATATACCGGGTTATGTCCATCTTATCTGTAAACATCGTCGTTATGATTCCTGAAAAATCACCTAATCTCATCACCACAACCTCCTAAACTGGTTTAGCTGGGCTTTGTAATTAGTGACGATTGCGTCCAGATTCGCCTGATGACTCTGAAGGGTTCTGCTCCTTGCGTTGTTCCGATACTTATCACCGAGTGATATAGAAGTGTCTCCCAACTTAATGGTGGACACATCGCTCGGGTCAAATGCTTCTAAGACATCGTTCGGAGTGGTGTTGACTTCGTGATTGTAAAGAAGGAGGTCGATGGACATATTGCACCAGGTGTACCTGAGTGCGTCCGGAACAGTCGGAATAGAACAGTAGTTCTTGATAACCTGTTCGACCTCTTGCAGAGCAGCAAGAATATCGTCGTCTGTGAACGCTACCTTCGTTTGCTTCTGCTTGATTATTTTAACCAATTCCAGATATGCCATCGACCTCACCTCCAATCACTCATTTTCGTCGCCTTCGCCCTCAGCTGCTTTGATAGCAGCCAAGATATCAGCTTTCTTCTCGACCTTGCTGATATTGATTTCCTTTTCAGCAGCATAGGCCTTGAGTTCGTTGACAGTCATCTCATCGAGACTCTTGTCTTCGTCGCCTTTGCTCTCAGCTGCTTTGGCCTGCGGAGCTACGAGGACGATAGCACCGGATTTAACCAGGCTATCAACATCCTCATCCGCTACCTGAAAAGGAGTATGAGCAGGGTAGCGAACACCCTTATACTTTGCAGCATTGACAAACTTAACTTCTGCCATATCTCATACCCTCCATTTCTCTTAGTACACGATATTGAACACTCTGTCCATATTTTCAAAGGACGGAAGAACAATTTCGGATACCCAGTTGATAATGTTTACAGGAAGAGCAATCTTCTCAGTGGACACAGCAACACCAGTGTTGACAATACGAACATCGGCAAGAGTGCTACCAGACATAAGGTCTGCTTCTTCCGGAGTAGTGCCGTACCAGGTCTTGCCAAGTATACCGTCAGGAATAAGAGTACAATATCCGGAGGTCGGATAGAAATACTGGTCTGTCTGAAGAGTGTCTTTGTACATCTTGTCGTACACCACAATCTTCATCTTGATGACGCTCTCAACATAAGTCTTAACCTGGTCGTCAGTGACAATAACATTGGCAGCCTGCTGAGCAAGCGGATACATACCAAGTCTAATCTTGGCATTCTGCATGATGTCTAACCAGGTACCGTAGCCAATAATGGCACGAGTAAGGTTGATACCACGTTTAGCAGCATCACGCTTAACATCCAAAATGTCCTGAATAGGATTAGAGTTAGCATGGTCGGACCACTTGTCAGTACCTGTAAGAGTCATCTTGTTCTTAGACGCCCAAGTACCGTTCGGGTCGTAGTTGTAAGAGTAGTTGACAGCCTGACCGGAATCAGATGCAGAACTGATAGTGAACGCACCTGTGGTCAGGATACCCATACGCATGATTTCAGGGACGAGCATAGCACCGTCGATAAGGGACTTCGTATCATCGAAGATACGAGTGATAATCTGACGAGCGTATGCGTTATTGTTAGCTTCCATAAACATGAGAAGCTGCTGACGGTCTTCTTCACCGAGTCTCATTGCCTCACGGAAGAAAGGCATACGAGTGCTTTCAGTGGAAACTCCGCCTCTGTCACGAAGCAAAGGCTTCGCATCAAATGCAGAAGGCTGAAGAGCGACCGGAAGGTTGTCATAGCCTTTAATCCACTCGAGCTTCAATCCCATCTTCTTGTCAGCAGGGAACAGACCTTCGCCGAGCAAAGGAATACGGTTTGTCTCAAGTTTCTCGTAATAAGAAGCGAGAGCCTGAGCCGTAATCATATCAAAAATAGATTTAGCCATTGTTCATTCTCCTTCCCTATTAACCCGCTGCTGGAACATTAACGATAGTGGTAGCAGTTGTGGGAACATCTCCGGTGCTTGTAGCTGCCGCAAGCGGAACAACTGTCACACTACCCTCAGTAGTGGCCGCTGAGTTTTTAGTGTTAATAGTAACAAACTTACCATCAGGGGACACAGTGATTGACACAACTTCGACCTTAGTTGTAGCTTCCCCTGTAATAGTCCAGTTAGTGAGCGTGCTCGCTTCTGGTCGGAAAGTAGTTCCTGTAATACCAACAACAATACTATGAGTTTTGTCCTTGGCTTCTCCGTTGGCAATCGTCAATGGGGTTGCAACAAGTGCTACTTCTACCGCCGAGAGAGGTAGAAACTTAATCATGTTCAATGCTGCAATTGCGTTGGCGGACGGAGTTGCAGGAAGTGCTGTTTTCTTAATGAATCCGTGAATGATAATAGTACCATTACGGTCACCGTCAGTAACATCCATGTCGCTGAATACAACTCCAATAGCGGTTTCATCATTTGCAGGGTAAATTGTGCCGGCCTTGATAATCTTACGACCATCTACAGTAACGGCTGCGGCATCGTTCTGATTGAATGTGTGAGCGACACCTACATAGTGGTCAGGAAAAACAAGAATCTGTTTGCCAGTCGTATAATCCTGATGCTTATACTCTACTGCCATTTAAGTTACCTCCTTAAATTATTTGAAATAGGTTTCTGCAGCTTTTTCAGCTGCTGTGGTACTGCTGAGTTTAAAACCTGCTAGCATTTCGCCAAACAGTTCTGCTTCAGACTTCTCACCACCACTCTCACCCTCATCGCTGCTTTCGGGAGGAGTCTTACCGAATAACCATCCTTGAGGGATACCTTCCGGGTCTTTCTTCTCCGTCTTAAAATAATGAGGTTTGGACTTCTTCAGTTCGTCTAACTGTTCAGTTAAACCCGAGACGATTTTGCCGTCCTTGAAAACAATCTTGGACTGGTCCAGCTTCGGAAGGACATCATCAGGGTCGATAACAGAATTTGCTATATCAAACCTAATGGCAGCCTCTTTTTGAGCCTGTAACAAGTCGGCTTCGAACTTGTCTTTTGCCTCTTTGTTCTGTTTCTCCAGTTCTGCTACCTTCGTTTGGAGCTGTTCCGCAGTACCTTTGAAAGTTCCGAGTTCGGCGATTTGCTTGTCTCGTTCGGCCACCTGGGCGGTCAGGTTTTTACACTTCTCACGCTCTGCCTCGAAAGTTGCTTTCGGTACATAGTTACCGTCGATGGCTTTCTTATGCATCTCCATGATTTTAGCTGCCTGCTCCTCTGTGAAGCCTGCTGCGATTAGGGATTCCTTGTTCATAGTGTGTTCTCCTTTCATTCTCGCTTCTTTTTCGGTGGTCAGCTCCACCTGAATGAATATCTGAAACCTTTCGGTTCAAATATATTATAATATGTCTAAAGCAATTTGTAAAGAGTTTTCTCTAAATATTTACTCGTCTCTTGAATATCTTTCTTGAAACTTTAGCAATTTATCCCTCTGTTCCTCAGGA